GGAAGAATTCTCCAACTGGAGAGATAACTACACTCCAACAGATTACGAAACTGTAGATGTCATAACACCAGAACCCTTGGAAGCAACAAAGGGTATTGGAAGTGAAATGCTCGATGAGAAGCATGATACCCCCAAGAATGTAAAGGGTATTGCTAAAGAGTTAGACAAGGCAGTTGAGATGCATAAGAGTCAGGCAAAGAGACTTAGAAAAGCAGGTATCTCAGAAGATAATCTTGATGAAAAATGTTGGAAAGGTTATGAGAAAAAAGGCATGAAGACTATGTTTGGAAAAAGATATCCAAACTGTGTCAAAAAAGAAGAAGACGAACTCAAACTTGTATCAAAAACTCCTTTAGATGAAAAGAAAGGTTGCATGCATAACCACAAAGGTGAAGAGTGTCCGGTTCATGGCATGAAAGAATGTCCTGGACCTATTGAGGAAGCCGTAAGAATGCCAGCAAAGACTGGTAATCTTGTTAATGTCATCTTCAGATTTAGAAGTCAATCTGTCATGTTGAAGATGTTCTTCCCTCAAGTATCTTTACCAAATAGATCTGATATTCAAGATCAAATTGATAAAGTGTATCCTGGCGCGAAACTATTAACTTACACAGTTTCGGACTATGAACCAGGGCAACCAGTCCTCCATGCAGAAGCAGCAGCGTGGACAAGGAAAGCAGGGAAAAATAAAGAAGGTGGTCTCAACGAAAAAGGAAGAAAGTCTTACGAAAGAGAAAATCCAGGATCTGACCTTAAGGCACCAAGCAAGAAGGTTGGAAATCCCCGCCGCGCATCGTTCTGCGCTAGAATGAAAGGAATGAAAAAGAAATTGACTTCTTCTAAAACTGCAAACGATCCAGATAGCAGAATCAATAAATCTCTTAGAAAGTGGAATTGCTGAGTAAATTATGTCTGATAATGTATATCTTGGCAATCCAAATTTAAAAAAGGCAAATACACCAATAGAATTCACTCAGGATCAAATCCTAGAATTCATGCGGTGTAAGGAAGACCCTGTTTATTTTGCAAACAACTATATCAAGATTGTTTCTCTTGATGAGGGATTGACACAGTTTCATCCCTATGACTTTCAAACAAAATTAATTAATAATTTCCACGAACACAGATTTAATATCTGTAAGATGCCACGGCAGACCGGTAAATCCACAACTGTGGTATCTTACCTGCTACATTATGCTGTCTTCAATGACAGTGTTAATATTGGTATTCTGGCGAACAAAGCAGCCACGGCAAGGGAACTCTTAAATAGATTACAAACTGCATATGAGAACTTACCTAAGTGGATGCAGCAAGGTGTGTTAGTATGGAATAGAGGTTCACTGGAGTTAGAAAATGGATCCAAAATTCTTGCTGCTTCAACTTCCGCAAGTGCTGTCCGAGGTATGTCATTCAATATACTCTTTTTGGATGAGTTTGCATTTGTTCCAAATCACGTTGCTGATTCGTTTTTTGCCTCTGTTTATCCTACTATTACTAGTGGTAAAAATACGAAGGTTATTATTGTCTCGACGCCACACGGAATGAATCACTTCTACCGCATGTGGCATGATGCGGAGAGAGGAAAGAACGAATATATCCCTACTGATGTTCATTGGTCTGAGGTCCCTGGTAGGGATGATGTGTGGAGAGAACAGACCATTGCTAACACGTCAGAGCAACAATTTAAGGTTGAGTTTGAGTGTGAGTTCTTGGGATCAGTTGATACGCTGATTGCACCAAGTAAATTAAGAACTCTGGTATATGATGCACCAATAAAGCAGAGTGCAGGATTAGATGTATATGAGTTACCAATAGAGAATCATGATTACGTTTGCACTGTTGACGTAGCTAGAGGTGTTGGTGAAGATTACTCTGCTTTTATTGTGGTTGACATCACCCAGTTCCCACATAAGATAGTTGCAAAGTATAGAAATAATGATATAAAACCAATGCTTTTTCCAAACATCATTTATGATGTATCTAAAAATTATAACAATGCATTTATATTATGCGAAGTTAATGATATTGGAGATCAGGTTGCAAGTATTATTCAATATGATTTAGAGTATCAAAATTTATTGATGTGTTCTATGAGAGGTAGGGCAGGGCAAATTGTTGGACAAGGATTTTCTGGAAAGAAAACTCAACTTGGCGTTAAGATGAGTAAGACTGTCAAAAAAGTTGGATCACTTAACCTCAAAACAATGATTGAGAGTGACAAAGTTATTTTCAATGATTATGAGATTATCTCAGAACTAACTACATTCATATCAAAACATAATTCATTTGAGGCAGAAGAGGGATGTAATGATGACCTTGCAATGTGCCTGGTAATATATGCATGGTTAGTTGCACAAGACTATTTTAAAGAACTGACAGATCAAGATGTCAGAAAAAGATTATATGAGGAACAAAAAAATCAAATTGAACAGGATATGTCACCATTTGGATTTATGAGTGATGGTTTAGATGATTCAAGTTTTGTTGATAATGATGGTGATAGGTGGTTTAGTGCTGCTATAGATGAGTATGGAGATAGATCTTACATGTGGGAATATAGATAATGGATTTAGATGGTCAGATTAAACTGGGTCATCTATTGCTTCAAGATAGAAAATGTAGAGTATGTGGAGAGATTAAAAATTTAGTTGATGGATTCTATAGAACAAGAAAAGATAGAGGTGCCGTTGCATCATCATACTCTTATGAATGTAAAGAGTGCTGTAAAAAAAGAGTAAAAAAATCTTCAGATAAATGGGAATATCCAGATTGGTAGTTCACGTCATGATTCCCCTGTGAAAACCCTCCTTTTAATAAATATTCCTAGACAAACTGAGATTAACGGAGAAACAAAACATGGCGACTCCTCAATTATCTCCCGGTGTATTAGTCAGGGAGGTTGACTTAACAGTAGGGAGAGCTAGTAATGTACTGGACAACATTGGTGCTATTGCAGGACCCTTCCCGCTTGGACCCGTAGATGATCCTATTGATGTAACTACTGAGCAGGACCTTATCGGCGTTTTCGGTAAGCCACTTTCAACGGATTCGCAATATGAGTATTGGATGAGTGCATCATCTTATCTCTCATATGGTGGAGTTCTGAAGGTAGTTAGAACTAACGGCGCTAACCTTAAGAACGCAAACGCTGGTGTTGGTATTGCAAGCACCACCACTCTGTGTATCAAAAACTACGACGATTATATTAATAACTACGACGAAGCAACAAACTATAACTATGCTGCTAAGAATCCTGGTTCTTGGGCAAATGGTTTAAAAGTTTGCACTATTGACGATCTTGCAGACCAAAGAGTTGGTGTTGCAACCACTGCACCAGATCAATCAGGTGCTACTATTGGTTTTGGTGTTACCAGTCCAATTAGCACTACAATTGCTGGACTTGGAACCACTACTGCTTTTGTGGGATACCTGAAGGGTATTATTACCGGCATTAATACTGATGCTAGCGGTGGGGCAAGTACACTTGATATTAAGGTGGTTTCTCGTGTAGAAACCGTAGGTGGTGGTGCAACTGAAACTAGAATCACCTATGCAGAATCAAATGCTGGAGCTTCATTTGTTGCTGGAGAAGCACTACACTTTGTCAATTCTTCCGGTATTAACAGTACTGGTCTTGGATACAATGTAACAGCAAGCACAGTTGTTGACTGGTATGATCAGCAACAACTGAGTTTGACTAATAGCACTGTTTTCTGGAAGACTTTAGCACCAAAACCAATCGCTAACAACTATTCTACTTCTAGAAATGGTTATGGCGATGCAATGCACATTGTTGTCGTTGATGACGAAGGAACGATTAGTGGAATTCAAGGTAACATTCTTGAGAAACACCTCAGTCTTTCCAAGGCAATTGATGCTATTTCCAATGTCAATGCACCACAGAAGGTATACTATCAAGACTATCTGGCAGATTTCTCAGCAAATCTGTTCGCTGCTGGTAATCCATCTAATGCAGCAGATACTTTCCATAACACTGTGCCTAGAGCAGTTGGTTTCACCTCTGTTTCTGGAACTAAGGCATCGTCCTTCACCCCTGTAAGCGTAGGTGGTGGTCTTTGGGGACAATCTGCACAAGACACAACTTTCAGTGCTCTCGGTAACGTATCTTACACCCTTGGCGGTGGTAGAGATTACTCCGGTGGAATTCCTGCTACAGGAGATAACGGTGGAATGTCCACCTCGCTTGGTAACCTCCAAACATCTTATCAACTCTTTGAGAACAAAGATGAGATTGAAGTTGACTACCTGATCATGGGTCCTGGTTTGACCAATGAGCAAGAGACTCAAGCAAAAGCAAACTATCTAATTTCTCTTGCAGAAGGAAGAAAGGATTGTATGGCGGTCATTGGACCCCACAGAGCAAACTTGGTTAATGTAACCAATACTACAACCCAGACTGATAACCTGGTTCAGTATTACTCGGTTCTTAATTCTTCTTCCTACGCGACATTTGATACTGGTTATAAGTTCACTTATGATCGTTTCAATAACAAGTTCCGCTACATTCCAACCAACGCTGACGTTGCTGGACTGATGGCAAGAACCGCACTTGAGGCATATCCATGGTTCTCGCCCGCAGGTGAGCAGCGTGGAGTTATCAACAATGCAATTAAACTTGCATACAACCCAACCAAGGCACAGAGAGACAAACTGTATCCTCTGAGAATTAACTCTCTGGTTACAAAACCAGGTGTTGGAACTCTGCTATTCGGTGATAAGACTGCACTGTCTTACTCATCTGCATTCGACAGAATCAATGTTCGCCGTCTGTTCCTAACAGTTGAGCAAGCACTTGAAAGAGCGGCAGAAGCACAACTCTTTGAACTCAATGATGAGTTAACGAGAGCAAACTTCAGAAACATTGTCGAACCTTACCTCCGCGATGTTCAGGCAAAGAGAGGTCTCTTTGGATTCCTGGTTGTTTGTGATACTTCAAACAACACACCTGATGTTATTGATAACAATGAATTCAGGGCAGATATCTTCCTGAAACCTGCGAAGTCCATCAACTTCATCACGCTCTCCTTCGTTGCTACCCGTACCGGGATTAGTTTTGAAGAAGTAGCTGGTAGAGTTTGATAATATTATCTAAATAACAATAGGAGGATACACTAATGGCGGACAACAAAAGAACGGGTACTAGACCCAATACATCAATCTCCACCTTTAAATCCAAATTGATTGGCGGCGGTGCCCGCCCCAATCTATTTGAGGTTGAGTTGGCAACACTTCCAGAAGCATTTACTGGTACATGGGCAGCAGACGATTTCAAATTTATGTGTAAGGCAGCAGCACTGCCTGCACAGAATATCGCTGCAATCGATGTTCCATTTAGAGGTAGAACCTTTAAAGTTGCTGGTGATAGAACCATTGATACCTGGACAGTTACCATTATCAATGACGAATCGTTCAACTTAAGAAGAGCGATGGAAGAGTGGACCGAACAGATTGCCAAGTTGGATAACAACCTTGGAGCTACCAGTCCTGGTTCTTACATGACCAATGCAGTTGTTTATCAACTGGGTCGCGGTGCTACTGCATCAAGTAGGAACAATAATGGTACTGCAAATGCTGTTCTGGCACAGTACGAGTTTGTTGATATTTTCCCAACAAACGTTTCACAGATTGATGTTTCCTACGATAGTTCCGATACTCTTGAGGAATTTACCGTAGAATTCCAAGTACAATCTATCAATATCCTGGCACCTGGAGTTAGTGCTTCCACAGCACCTCCAGTTGATGGCTAATAAATAGTCACAGGAAAATTTAGAACATAAATCATGTCCAAGTTATTTGGGTTCTCGATTGAGGACACAGAACCACTATCGCCGTCAGCGGTCTCCCCCGTTCCTCCCAACAATGAGGACGGGGTTGATCACTACGCGAGTAGTGGTTTTTTTGGTTCTTATGTAGACATTGAAGGTGTATTCAGAACTGAATTTGATTTAATTAAAAGATATCGTGAAATGTCACTTCATCCCGAATGTGACAGTGCTATTGAAGATATTGTAAATGAAGCAATTGTCTCAGATAGTAATGACAGTCCTGTAGAAATTGAGTTGTCAAATCTCAATGCTAGTGATGGTATCAAAAATACAATACGTAAAGAGTTTAAATATATTCTTGATCTTTTAGATTTCGACAAAAAAGCACACGAAATCTATCGTAATTGGTATATCGATGGTCGTATTTACTATCATAAAATTATTGATTTAAAGAACCCCGAAGAAGGAATTCAAGAATTGCGTTATATTGACGCAATGAAGATGAGATATATCAGACAAGAAAAGAAAAAACCTGGCGATAAAAATAACGTTGCTTTTAGATTGAGAAGTGATAATCCGATGGATTATAATTTCCCAGAAATTGAAGAGTATTTTATCTATAATCCAAAGACACAATATCCAATGAGTAATCCCACAACGAGTGGTGGGAACAATGGAGTTAAGATTGCAAAGGATGCGATCACGTATTGTACATCCGGCCTTGTAGACCGTAACAAAGGGTCAACCCTCTCGTATCTTCATAAGGCCATTAAATCTCTCAATCAGCTTAGAATGATTGAAGATTCGCTTGTCATCTACAGATTATCCCGTGCTCCTGAGCGTAGAATTTTCTATATTGACGTTGGTAATTTGCCAAAAGTAAAGGCAGAGCAATACCTTCGTGATGTGATGATGCGTTATCGCAACAAACTCGTATACAATGCTGACACTGGAGAAATCCGTGATGACAAAAAGTACATGGCAATGCTTGAGGACTTCTGGCTCCCAAGACGTGAAGGTGGAAGAGGAA